GTTATTGCATCTACTGATGAAATAACTGCTCGAGCAGAGACAAGTGAATTACCTGACGCACCACCTGTACCTGAATTATTAAAAATAAGTTCTTGACCAACTGAATAATTTTTTCCAGGCGTATCAATAACAATACCTGTAACACTACCGTTATTATAAATCTCAGAAACTTCTGCTAGTGCTCCTGCACCGATACCAGCAACAACAGAAACTGGATCGCCTACTTGATAGTAAGAACCACCATTAACTGCACTGAACGATATAACACCTTGTCTTGCTCTACAAATAATTTTTGGTATTCCAGTTGTTTCAATGTTATACGTAGTTCCAAATGTTCCAATAACAGAATCTGCGTTTAGTGTTAATGAATAAACAAGGGTTGCGCCTTGCTGTTCTGCAATTACGTTTTCAACACGTGCTGAAGAAATAACTGCACCAAATTCATTATATTGAACAATCGTTTGAGCCAATAAGTCTAAGGGATCTCCTGAGATTGCGCTAACACGAAGAATTGATTTTTGACTATACTTACCATCTGAGACACGAAGCATGTCCACTTTTGGAAAATACAGTTGAGGGGTTTCGTTAAATACAGCTCGAAATAAAAACTCGTAAGATTTAGCTGTACCTTTTGAACGATAAACGTCTTGAACAACTTTTGCTAGATAACGCTTGTCATTTAAAACGTAGTCAGGAAGTTGATTTAAAATTTCATTTTTAAATTGACCAATAAAGTCATCAAGAGTTGCGTCAACATCTCGAATGTTTTCTAATTCACGAACCTGATATTGACTCTCCAACCATTCATAGTACGCTTGTAAAAACGCAATAAAAGTTTGATGGTCTTCTCTGACAAACTGGGGAGTTTGTCTAGGTACAACTGTAGAGACTTTAGTTTTTACAAGTGCCATTTAATTATAGGGTATTTGGTGTAAACACATAGTTTCCAGCAGTAGTTTCACCAGAAGCAACCTTATCTTCAATCGCTTTTAGAACAATAGAATCTTCTTTAATGGTCGCTAATTGGTTTCTTACGGAAACTACGTCGTTTGATGCTGGTCTAATTGTAAAGGTTATTAAATTATCTTCTGCTGCATCGATGTTTATACTTTGTAACAGAATCTTTCCTGTTTTATAGTTAACAGTTCCTACTGTTCCTGGACTGATAATTTTCTGCCCTGTTGAAGTAACAGAGAATCTTCTTAGAAATCCAAGTCCATTATCTTCAACGAAAAATGTAGTTGTTGAACCAGGAATGCTAAAACCACTACTTACAACATTACTAGTAATTCCTGCTTCACTGTAAATTGGGTTTCCGATATTGATTGCGTATGACTGAACACGATTATATACAGGAACGATTGATCTAGATAATCTAATAATTGTATTGCTGTTTACAATACCATCGGCAGCAGAATCAATAACACTAGACAATCTACTATATCGCATTACACTGTCAAACTTGTTTAATTCTGTTCGATTAAAATTGACAATTGCTTGTCTAACCAAAGTCTCAATACTAGTACCTGCTATGTTTGAAGTAATAGGATTGTAATAGATTGTTGAGGTTACTAAAATTCTTAGATATTCTGGATCAATAAGTTCTGGAATAATAGAAACAACATTTTTACTTTTCAATACTTCAGTCTTAATTTTCTCTTTAGTCTCTGGTGTTAATGTTTCGCCTGTTGTTGGTTTAACACAAATAAACACCTTACCGTAAGTTGGAGGGTCGTTTTCTTCGCCACCCCAAACTGAAATGGTATCCACATTTGAATATAATTGCGGTAGAATTACTTTATAATCTTCTGCAGTTACTGCTCTATTTTGGGCAGAGTAATTAACAGGCGCATTTGCTTTAATGCTTGCAATAGATTCAGGATCGGCTCCACCAACTGCTGGTGATGTAGTTGTAATAGTTACAGTACCCAAATTAGCCGTACTTCCTTGCATATTAAATGTACTTGCGCCATTAGCTACTGCCTTTGAAGATTTAACATAGTTAATTAAAACGATGTTACCTGATGATGGTTTATAGCCAATAATTCCATCACCAAAATAAATTTCGTACTTTCCATCCTCAACTTCTTTTAGGAAATACGCTCTTGTATCTTTTTCAACAGCTGTAATCTTATTAGAATAATTGTAGGTAGTAAATGCGCCAGTTGAACTTTCTTGGACACGAACAGATAATGTGTCGATATCAACATCATTGTTTGGAATTACAAAACGTAATGTATCCTCATAAACAAAACGATACTCTAAAGGTTTTCCCTCAGTAAGAACAACCCCATTGAACGTATATGCGCCAGCAATCAAAGCAGAACTATATGATTCTCTGTTATAGAACAAGTATGTATTTTGATCGATTGTTGTAACAAAAGATGTACCAGCTGGGAGAGTAACAAATGGTGGTGGAGTTAAACCTGTCGCAACAATTCTAATATTTACAGTAGCCTTTGCGCATTTAGCTGAACGTGGTAGGTAACCAAGCATCTTAGCAATAGAAACTACACTATCACGTTTACTTGCAGAATCTAAGAACATTTCATTCACTGCTAAGTTTGTATAAAGAGCATTGTAATGAGTGTTATATGCAAGTACGTCTAAGAGAACAGAAAGACCTGAACCCTCAAAATTATAATCTTTAAATTGATCTTGAGTTTTTAAATACTCTTTTAGATTGTCTTTGATTCCATCAAAGTCAAGTTCACCAACTCTAATTCTTTTGTTATTGTTAGCCATTTATCGGGTTCTCTCTAGAACTAAATCCAATGTTATTGGAGTAAATGTGTTTAAAATCTTGAAATCTATTCTGACATTCACAGAGTTATTGCCCTCGTCATAAGTAACCTGAGCATCAAGTAATTCAACACGTGGCTCAAAGGTATTAATTACATCAATAATGTTCTGTCTAATAACTGATTCTGTAAACGGATCGGCAAGTTCGAACATTAGGGCAGAAACTTGTGAGCCAATTTCGCTATGAAATGGTCTTTCAAAGTTTTTAGTTAGAATTAAATTTCTTATTGAACGCTTGATGGCATTCTCATCTAATCTAACAGAAACATCGCCTGTGACTGGATGTTTTGTAAAATTTAGATCTAAGTCTACGAAGGTTCTTGTATTATTTGCCATATCTTTATTTATTATCCACCGATAAAGGTGTTTGGAGATCCTTGAGCAATAGCGTCGCCACAGGCAATGTTATCTCCGATTCTTGCAGCAGCTTTTCCTTCGATAAAAGTATTACTCGATCCTGATGTATGCGCTCTTGCTGCTGGTTGAGCATGGGTAGTAATTCCACAAGAATGAGTAGCGTGATAGGAAGCATTATTGACTACCCCAACCTTTATACCATTGACAAAAGTCTTAGATACAGGTGTTGCGAGCATAGGGGTTGGTGGAAAACAACCATGCCCTGTACTTTGATCGCCAATTCTAACTACTGCTGGCATTATCTTGTATACCCCACATAAGTCTGGAGAGTGTTTTTACCATTAGTCCAGTCGTTTTGTACTTTTATTGTATAGATATTTATAGCCTTTACGGTAGTTCCGTCCATCGCTTTTGCAGTATAAGTATAATCTATTGTTCTTCTTTGGTCTGCCAAATAATAGATCATTTCAGATAGTGCGTTCTGGTTAATCTCTTCAAACTTATTTACCGTAACAAAAGTATCTTGTGGTGTCCTATACTGCAAACTATTGTCAAACGCATCATAATAATACCCAGATATTGAAGCTGGATCGCCATCCGTCTTTGTTACCGTATTAGGATTTTCCTCATTAAAGGTTATTGTTACGGGATAACGTGTAACGGTGGTAGTTGTTCCAGTACCACCAGAACCAACAGGTGTTCCGCTGGTAATTGATTCTTCATAATATATGGAAAAATTAAAGTTTTGATATTCCAAAACTGTTCCCAATAATGAGTCAGAAGGATAAAACATTAATTATCCTTTCTTGGGAAATACGCCATTTACTGGTTCTAGTAAAACAAATCCTTTAGGGAAACCCTTAGCATCTCTTTGATACGTAGCGTGTCTAGACATAGTAAACGCCATTTTTCTATTGCCACCCTTGTAGTTATAACCAATGTGGATCCATACTGAAGCAGGGTTATCATATTCAAGAATAATTTGGTCATATGGAATAGCACGTTCGATTAGCTGAACCATCTCATAGGTTCTTCTATAACGATCACCACCACGCAAGCCAATATCAAGAGCCTGTCCTTTACAGTGTGGTGATGTAGCTGATTCGATTGGTCCAATGACACCCTTCAAACGATAGCCAGAGTTAATACCCCATAGACCTTTCCTATAACCAACCATACCTTGCGGAACAATTTCAGCAGCAACCAATGGTTCTAAACATGCATGGACATGGTTTGCCAAGTTACAAACAATTTCTTGTGGTGTGTATATACGTTCTTGTTTTGCGTTACCAAATTGTAAGAAATCTGTCAGAGATTGGTTTTGTAATCTATGACGACCACCAACACCACCATCAATACACATACCTAGTGTAAAGTTCTTCGTTAGTTTATAACTGTCAGTAAATCTTTCACTTGAGAAGATAACTGCGCAATCAACTTTAGATTTTGGATCTGGTGCGCCACCCGATGGGGCTGGAGCTTCAGCTGCTGGTGGCGCTGTATTGTCACGACCAGCAATTTCAGCTTCTTTATCGTTCTTAAGTTTTCTTCCCTCTGGTGAGTTTAGATCTTCTTCTGTTTCGCCAGCCTTCTCTTTATCTGATGTACGTTCTCTTCCTTCAAGTGGAGGAGCGCTGTTGCCTTGTGGGTTGCCAACAGGTGGCGCTACAAGCGCTGTTGCGTCTGCTGGTGCTTTTGGCGTAGCCTCGTTAGCGCCATTACCAAAGTCACCTCTTGAATAATCAAGACGCATAGCTCCACCTGATTTTATCTCCATAGCAGAATCAGTACTAAATCTTACACTTCCTGTAGATTTAATGTCAGTCAATTCAGTAACTGCTATACCAAGATTACCTTTAACAGCAGCAGAGACACTTCCACCAACATCAATATCTAAGTTACCTCCAACTTTAAGTGAGAAGTCAGAACCAACTGCCATGTTCAAGTTTCTAGCAACACCAAAATCTAAGTTGCCACCAAATATGGCTTCAGCATTACCTTCTACTTTAATGTTTGCGTCTGATTGACATAGAATGTTTACTTGCCCACCGACTGTTAAATTGCAAGTACCCCAAACATAGAGATTACCATTTTTGGACATAACAGTATAACTGTCGCCATTAATATAGTCGACACGTGTACCATCAGCATCAATATCTGAGTATGTTCCTGCACGGTGGAATGTGGTTATTCTCTCATTACCTGGAGTATCATCCCACTCTTGAACGTGTCCTGATTCTGTTTCAAAAACTTTGTTATATGGATATTGTCCACCATATGGTGCTTCTGGTTGATCCCATGATGCTCCATTTGCTGTTGGTATCTGTAATGCCCTTAGACCATCTTTTACTTCAATGACAGTGCCCTTAAAAACACCTCTTGCTAGTCTATTGGTGTCAGGTTCATTTAATAAATTTCCCAAAGGATATTTTCCATTAGGATCTCTAAAACCAAACTTACTTTCAGCTGCAGAAGGAGAAGGGATTACTGTACCAGCAGAATCGGTACCAGCTGATGCTTCTGATGCAGCTGGTCCATTAGTAACAGGATCGACTGTAGGTAATGCTTGTTTATCAGCTACACTTTGCGATTTTTCGCCGTAGAAATATTCAAAGAATTCTTTTTTTCTAGCGCCAATGTCTGGCGAGTTAATACCAACTGCTCTTTTTGCAACTTCAAAATATCTTGCATCGTTAGGTGTTTTCTTAGGAACACGATCAACCAAATATAGCGCAGCAACGATAGCACAAACATTAAGGTCTGCATTAAGAGAATCTGGATTATTAACAATGTCAATATTCAAGCCAAATTTCTTAGCCAGATTATTGTATCTAATATAGTTAGACTTACCTGTTAACTGAATGTAACCTCGTCCGTAGTATTTACCACCCTCTGCGTCATTAACGTGATCAAAGAATCCTTTACCACGTGTTGTTGGACCGTAAATATAACTGAAGAATCCTTCTCTTCCTTGCTTTTGAGAAGACCAGTTGATATACTTTTTCCATTCTTCTTCTGGACGTTTATTTGTAATTCCTGGGAAAATTTGTCTAAAACGACTTTCGTCATAAAAAGTGTTCTCAAATAATGGTTGCCATGTCGATTCGCCACCAGCAATACCTAGTAAAGCGCACTTCTGTGCCTTTGATGTTAATCCAACTTTATCGCAAGCAGCGATCATTGCTTTAATAGAAGCTGTTTGTACTGCTAAGTTTTTCTGATATTTTTTCGGTGGTACTGTAGGAATAGCGTCATTAACAGGAGATGAAACTGGCGCTTCTGCTGGTGTGGTAGATGGCGCAGTATTTGTTGCGGTAGTAGTATTTGCGCTTTGCGCTGGTGTTCTATTTACAGTATTGTTGTTAGTGGTAATGTTAGTCGTAGACCCACTAGTATTAAGTGTTTCCTCTTGACCAGATCTACTTTCTTTTACTGCTTCTAAGTTTGTTGGTGCGACTTTGATGGTAATAATGTTCTCGCCGTTACCACCATAAGTTTTATTGATTCTAATTGTATCACGAGAGACAATCTGTTCAATTAAAGTTTCTTGCTCAACACCAGCGCCAAAGACTCTCATCTTTTCTGCTAGTTTTGATGTGAAGTCTGTTATTTGCCCATTTGGATCATAGAATGTTAATTGATTTGTTCCACCAATAGTTCTTGGAACTGTTCTTAATTCAGCTACTACTGATTCGTCTTTTGGTGTAAGATTGATATTACCATCATCAATATCAATCTGCCCGTATAAACTTTCTTGTGGTACTCCACCAATAGTACCCATCATAATAGGGAATTGTTTTGCTTCGTCTTGGAATGCAATAATTACCCAAGTGCCAGGAACTGGACCTACTGGTGAATAACCAATACCATTCATCGCAGCAGAGTTGATCGGCTGCATAGGGAATGACCATGGTAAATCTTCTGTTGGAAGAAGAGCTGTATCTTCTGTATGTACGCCCACTACTCGAACTTTACAACGTCCAAGTCTTAATGGATCGTCACGACTCTCAACAACACCAGTATGAAACATTAAACTTTTCATTAAACCCCACCCTTATCCAAATCAATAATCATAGAATCTTTAATCAACTCCATGTGACACGTATGCGACTCTTTATCTATAACATGATTAATCGCAGCAATCAAGTAATTACCTGAATGAACTTTATCTATCAAGTTATCTAGGTTCTCTTGAGCAGATGCTTGTTCTGTTTTATATGTAGTTAAATTCACTTTCATACCAACGGTATAGTCTGTTCTACCTGGAACTACAATCTGAACTTTAAAGGATTCAGCTTGTCCCATTAAAGATAATCTTTGCTGCGCAAATTTCGTGTTAGTAATATCATTATAATCTGTATATACGCCAAAGTGTTTTTGTTCGTGCATCTGCAAAGCATTCGGTGCTACAGGAACACGAGTTGATGCGATAGGAAATTTATTTAAGTGATTGTGATTAGGAAAATCTTTTAATAGGTTGTAATTTCTAACCGAATATTTTTTACTAACAAAATCGTGAGTTATCATTTTAGAAGCATAGATACCTGATCTAGTTCTTTGCATATAATCAAAAGATTTTTCTACTCTAAACTCTGATACACGTTTATACGCTTCGTCTGGGTTTGGTCCGTTTGTACCTTGCGTTGTAAAATCTCGAGTTCTGTTGTCAAATATAAAATCCTGAAATTTTTCGCCATTATACAAATCACTCAGCGTTAAGAAGTTGAATCCGTACCTATTCTCAAAGAACAGATAACTACTGTTAGATTTGTCGCTTACTGCAACTTTACTTAGATAGTTTAAGCATGCACTCGGTGGCCAAAAGTTAGCAACGAATCTTATTTTATTGCTTGCTTGTTCGAATCTACAAACTTTATCTGAGTTTAACCCTTCTGGTGTTCCAATTAATCTTCTAGCGATGTCGCTACAAACACCCTCAAACGATTTGCTAATCTTGAAATTTAAGTCAACGATGGCTTCTTTTGAAATGAAGTGAATAGCATATAATTGGTTTTTATCATTTACAAGTTGTCTTTGATCCATCTTAAATAGATAAAATTCGCCTTGTATTATTCGTGCAGCTTCGGTAAAAGATGGTGTAGAAATTTTTAATAGTAAATATTCTTCGCCAATAAATGGAAAGAAGTTTACTAGATCCAACGCATCGGTAAGAACGATAGTTCCCGTAATAAATGGTGAGAACATATCCTCAAATACTTCTACTTGAGCAATCTGACCCTTTACATCTTGGGTATATCCATTGGCAGATCTTACGATCGCCGTTTCAATATTTACTGAGCCAGCTGCTCGTAAACCAGTTAATCCAGACATTACAACTTCCTATAAGTTTCAAGTACGGTAAATAAAATTGCTGGCGCTAATATTTTAATTTTTCGTTTTGCTTCATTAACTCTATCTTCGTGTAAGGTGTTAGAAATAGTTGTAGTTCCTACGCCAGAGTTAACGATGTTGCCATCTACATCTTCATAATGATGTACAGCATTAATATTGCTGATTCCATATTTTTTAATTACGTGAGCATCTAATTGTGGTTGAGACATTGGCATATCATTTATGTAATCATATCTTTCATTCAATATCATAAGCACCCAGTGATATAATGGAGAACCATATAATTTTTCCGAAACCATTTCAAAAGTTTCACCATCTTTCAAATAATAGTATTCCCATTGTACAATATTTTCTACTAGGGCTTTTCTAAAACGAACATTTTGTGTTACGTCCGTTACAACCATTAAATCGTTGTTCTTTTTTCCAGTATTAAAATCGTAGTAAATTTCTCTAAATTTATCGAAATACATTATAGACCCATTTCAATTTTATCTTTAGTAAGAATACCCAACTCTTTGAACGTCATTTGTACGTTAATTTGTGTTGGAGTTCCATCTGGGAAAGTTGTATACTGTCCGTTTGGCGTATAGTTAATCGTCATGTCGCTCAATACACAAGATGTATGTTTATGTATTGCTTTGTTCAATCCCTTACCCTTGTAATAAAAAATATCAAACTCAGATGGATATAAAAACAAGAACGCATCATCTTTATATTCAGGATGCATGTGATATTTAAATTGATAGATAATCGCTAAGACGTTCTTGGCTTCTTCAGGGCTACGAGGATAAAACTCATAGTTGATGTTGAATGTTCTAAAATCAACACCTTTAAATAATTGTTCTTTCTTTGGGTTAGCAGCTACACCTGAGCCAGCTGAAAGTGCGTCTCCTCCAGGAAGATTTGCTAAAGCAATAGCACTTGTCATTCCTGGTTTACCAATTACGTTTGCTGCACCGTAGCCAACTGCTGCTCCCTTTGCTGGACTATTTCCCAGCGCTTTCGCCACACCACCACCAACAACAGCTCCTGCTACTGATCCCAGACTCATCGATTCGACTGCTGCAGTTTCAGTTAACAGATCTTTGTCTTGCCAATTCATACCATAACGAACCTGTAACTGATTTGGCATATGTAAAGCAATAGCAGTTTTTAGTCGTTTTACTGGTCGTGTAAATTTTCCACTCTTTGGAGCAATATACTCAGCAGTACGAAAGCCAACAGCACCAGCCATTAAACCACCAAGTAATGGATCGCTGCTCGTTGCTGCAGCAGTTCCACCTGCGCCCATAAGTGCCGTAGCAGCAGTATTAGCTGCTATTACTCTTGTATTAGAATAATCTTGGGCAATAAACTCGCTACGGACACTTGGCGTATAATCTTTTACGAAATTGTCTGAATTAGATTTACCAAGTTTAGATTCTTCAAGAACATTAATGTTAAAAAGAATCATACTTTCGCCATATTCACTGTAGTTACCGATCAGATCTCTTGGATAGGTTAGCTGGTCGATCTTGTACTTACTACCATCTTCAGCAGTAAATTCGTTAGGGTTGGTTTGAGTGGCCATCTTTTAAGTCTCTAAATATGTATTGTTGGAGTACACCTTCTATTATTTAGTTATGTTTCACAAGAGAAAATTTAAACCTTTACATCCCGAAAAATATGATGGCGACCCTACAAATGTTATTATGAGGTCCAGCTGGGAAACAAGATTCGCATCTTGGTGCGATAGGAACAGCGCAATCATAAAATGGTCGTCAGAAGAAACAGTTATCCCTTACAGATCCCCAATCGATGAAAAAATACATCGTTATTTTGTCGATTTTAGAATACAAACAAGGGATAGTTCTGGGAAACTTGCTACGTATTTGGTAGAAATTAAACCCCATAAACAAACCCAACCACCTGAATATCCTGGAAGAAGAACCCAAAGATATCTTACAGAATCTGCTACCTTTGTTGTTAATCAAGCAAAATGGAAAGCTGCCGATTCTTACGCTAAAGATAGGGGTTGGCATTTTAAGATAATTACTGAATATGAACTTGGTCTTGCACAAAGTAAATAAATAGGAATATGGCCAAAAAAGAATCTTTTCAAGACCTGTTTGACCGATTTAGAGTAGATCCTGATATCTCTCGAAAATCTAAAACATGGTTCGAGCAACAAGCACTGCTTTTAAATAAACAGCAGAGATACCTCACACCAAATAAGGTGATGAATAACAACCCAGAAGTGTTAAAGGGTAGGATAATTCCTGGTAAACTCTACATGTTTTTTTACGATCCTAAAACAAAGGATACGTTACCATACTATGATATGTTCCCTATGGTTTTCCCGTACGCCAAAGTTCCAGGTGGTTTCATGGGATTAAATATGCACTACTTACCATATCAGTTGCGTATTAGATTATTAGACAGACTTATGGTTTTCGCTTCAAACACAAAGATGGACGAAACAACAAAAATTAGATATTCTTGGGAGACAATTGCAGGTCTATCAAAATTTAATTTGGCTAAACCGTGCATTAAGCACTATCTAGACAATCACGTAAGATCTCAATTCAAACTTGTCCCAGCTGGAGATTGGTCTACGGCAATGATGCTTCCTGTTGAAAGATTTGCAGGAGCAAATAAACAAGTTGTCTGGGCAGACTCAGTAAGGAAATCAAGATGAGCACATTAAACGAGTTCATATCTCAAGTAAAAATGGGTGGTTTACAAAAACCGTCAAAGTATGAGGTTTACATTGGCAGACCAGCTGCTATCTCCAACGGAAAATATCAAAATAACAATGAGTGGAGAAAAATGTTGTTATTTTGCGAACAGGCAACTCTTCCTGGTATAACATATACTACAACTCAAGCAAGAACTTTTGGTGAGTTTAGAGAAATGCCGTATGAAAGAATTTTCGATCCACTACAACTAAGTTTCTATTGCGATAGTAAAATGTGGATCAAAGGATTCTTCGATGAATGGATGAATAACATTCAAGACGGAAAGACACGTGTTTTTAACTACTACAACAAATATACAACAGATATTCAAGTCGCTACACTTGACAATGCAGGTAACATTACATATGCAATAAATCTTTATGAGTGTTATCCGAAATCGATGTCAGCGATTCAGTTAGATTATGGTGCAAAAGATGTTATGAAACTTCAAGTAACAATGCAATATCGTTATTGGAAAAATATTGATTACGCTAGATCTCCACAAGCGCAAGCAACGACGAAAATATCTAACCCACCCAGAGCAGCTCGTGTTGCTAATGTTATCGTTCCACAAGATAGACCAGTAAGAGCAATACCACCAGTTAACCTATCTGATTTTCCTGCTGCATAATGAGGATATAAATGAAAAGTGATGAACAATTGAACAATGTTTTTGGAATTGATAATGTTATGACAAAAACAGAAATTATAACAAGAGATGGTGAAGTAATAAAACCAACAGACTCAAAAGTTGAAGACGATTATGAGTTGACGAGAGGTAATATACAAGCACTACTCAAACAAGGACACGAAGCATTAGCGAATGCCTTGGAGATAGCCAAACAATCTGAACACCCAAGAGCATTTGAAGTTGTTGGGAATTTAATGAAGCAACTGGTTGATGCCAACCAGCAACTGATGGATCTGCATAAGCAGAAACAAAAACTAGATGAACCTGCTCAAAGTGATAAGGCAAAACAGGTGACTAACAACAACGCTATTTTTGTTGGAAGTACTAGTGAGTTGAATAAGTTAATCAAGAATATGACTAAAGGAGAGTAACACTATGGCTTTACCAATTTTACAAACACCAATCTACACGATTAAGATTCCATCAACGAATCGTGAAGTAAAGATTAGACCGTTTTTGGTCAGAGAAGAAAAGGCATTATTAATCGCACAACAAAGTGAGGATATAAATGTCATGGTCAATACACTGAAAGAAATTGTTTCTTCGTGTATTAAAGACAATGTTGATGTAGATAGTCTCTCAGTATTTGACTTAGAGTATGTCTTTACTCAATTACGTTCTCGTTCCGTTGGCGAATTTGTTGAACTACTATTTTTCTGTGATGAATGTGATGATGATAAAGCAAACACAAAACTGACAATCGATATTTCTAAAGTTGGTGTTAAGGGTGTTGAAGATCATGTTAAAAAGATTGCTTTGTACGATGACGTTGGGATTATGATGAAGTATCCAAACATAGAAACTCTGATTGCTTTGGAGAAAGTGAAAGAAGGAAATTTTGAAGCAATCTTTGATGTAGTCGCAGACTGTATTGATTATGTGTATACAAAGGACGAGATCTTTCATGCGAAAGAACAAACCAAAGAAGAAATATCAGAGTTCTTGAATAGTTTAACGCAAGAACAATTTAAAAAGATTGAAAGATATTTTGAAACAATGCCAAAACTTTCACATGATATTACATATGATTGCCCAGTTTGCAAAAAGCACCACGAAAAGGTGTTGGAGGGTGTTGAAAGTTTTTTTTAATTAATCTCAGCCATGAGAGTTTGGCGAATTTTTACAAAATGAACTTTTCTCTAATGCAGTACCATAAGTATTCCTTGGCTGAGATTGAAAACATGATACCGTTTGAGAAAGAGATATATGTTGCGATGTTGATTCAATACTTAGAAGAAGAAAAACAAAGACTAGCGAGTAAATAAAGATGGCAAAATCTAATTTGGCTAAAATAATCCCATTAAGACCAGGAATGGATGGGTCAGCTGTATCCTCTGAAGAAGCAACAAAGAAGTATAAAGAAGTTGCGGAAAAGGCAGAGAAAAGTGATGACAAAATTCTTAAGTCTAATGAAAGACTTTCTACTAATCTAGAAAAATTAGCCAAAGCAATTTCAGTTGGTACAATTAAACCAAACGAAGCGCCAAACTATAAAGAGGGTGGCACTTGGGATCAACGCACAGTAAAAGACCAAGGAAAAGATTATTTGATGGGTCGCAAAGGTGCTGATGGTAAACGTGATCCATTCGACAAAGACTCATTAAAATATAAATTCGGTTCAATAAGAGGGTTGGCAAAGACAATGAATATTGTCGAAGACGACAGCTTTGTTGGCAACCTACTTGGTAGACGTGAAGACAAATTAAAACGTGCCGATACTTTAATGAAGATGAATCCTCAAATGAAGAACTTAAAACAGTTCAAAGGGGATGATGAGAAAGTTAGACAGTATTACATTAAACAACACGAAGAAGAGTTTGCTCCAGCTCAAGCCAAAGCGCAAGCAGAAAAATATAAGTTAGACTCGATGCTACAAAGTGGCATCAATCCAGATGAATTGGCAAAGTCTGTTGGTGGTAAGAGACAAATAAAAGCAGTTGAGACTGCACAAGCCGACGAACTACTAAAAGATAAATTTAGAAAACAAGAAGTCAAGAGTACCCTTGATGGAATGGCTGCTTCTGTTCCAGGTTCAATGCCATCAAATGTTATACCATTCCCATCTCCATCATCAGGTGGTTCGGGTGGAGGTTTTGGTAGCGACAAAGAGTCTACTCTAGAAAATAATCGTTTAATGGCTCAACAGAATGAGATGTTGGGTGGTATGAGAGAAAATACTGCTGCCTTCCCGATATATTTGGAAGAGTGGCGAGAAGAAACAAAAAGAAAGAAAGAAGCTGATGCTCAACTACTACAAGCTGTTCAAGAAGGTGGTACTGGTGGTGGAGGTGGTGGACTTATGGACTTGGCTGGCGACATGCTCGGCAAAGGTAAGGGTAAGTTAGCTGGTGGATTGGCTAAAGCTGGCACTTTAGCAAAAGCTGCTGGTGGCGCACTCATGAGAAATGCTGGTCCATTGGCAGCTGGTGCTGCAGTGCTTAGTGGTGGTATTACTGCTTACCAAGGTTACAACGAAGCAAGCGATAAAGTAGCCAGAGGTGAAATAACAAAAGAAGAAGGTACAGTAGCAAAAGGTGGAGCCATCGGCGAAGGTGGTGGTCAAGCAGTTGGTGGCGCAGTAGGTGCGCTTAAAGGTGCTGCTGTTGGAGCAGCAGTTGGTTCCGTAGTTCCTGTTATTGGTACTGCTATCGGTGGTCTTGTTGGAGCAGCGATAGGTGGTATTGGTGGGTCATATCTTGGTGGTAAAGCAGGTAAGTTCCTTGGCGAAACTGGTGGTAAAATTAAGAACTGGTTCTCTAGTTCTAACCAAGATAAATCTGGTGCAGAAGCCAAAGTTCAATCTATGACTGCTACGCCACAAGCGCAGACAGAACCTAAAGTTACGCATGCAACAGCTGCAGGTAAGAAAATAGAAGAAGCGCAAGCAAGATTGGGAAGAAATGCTGACGGAAGTCAAGGAACTGCTGCTCAGCAACAAGGTGTAAGAGAATATGACAGAGTATATCAAGAAGCAAGATCTAATGGTAAATCTGTTAAGGAAGCGAGAGAATTAGCAGCGCAAGCCAGAAAGAAAGCTGAAACATCTGCAGCTGGTTCTGGTAACGCAGCTGGTACCCCACCTACAGCTGCAGCTGGCGCTTCAACTGGTAGTGGATCTGGCAAACCTCCAATTAGTAGCAGTAAAGAAACTAAAGGAATGAGAATTGCTGGTGAGCCATATATCGAAGGACAACCACTATCAAGAGGACAAATGGTTGCTATTCAATATGGCAAAGGATCTGGTAATTCATATCCTCCTGCGGTTGAAGCGCAGTACGCTAAACAAAAGAAAGCCGAAGAGCAACAAGCCAAACCTGTAGCAACTACAACAGAAGACAAGACAAAAGCTCTTGCTTCTTCAGCACCAGCAGTAGCATCTTCAGATCTCGATCAAAGGGCTGAAGCTGCAAGACAAAATGCTTTAGCTGATGGCGCATCTCCTGCAGAAGCAGCTGCTATTGCAGCAAAGATGAAAAAATATGGTAGCGTAGTTTCTGCAGGACAAGGTCGTGGTGATGTGATTCAACCTGTAGCTGCTCCTCGCAATACAGCAGATACAGTTGCTTCTACTTCTGCTGACAATCAAGCAAAGAAAGAAGCACCTGCGCCAACCAATGTTAATTCGACTAGTGTATCTCAAACTAAAGTTGAGAACAGAAATACACAAGCACTTAAACCACCAATTAGGAATCAGGATTCATCGTTCTATAATATGGTTGAAGCGAGATACGTTTACTAAAAAGAAAAGCCACCTTTACGGTGGCTTTTTTATTGCTATTGCTTTTTATGCTTCATTAGCAATCTTTTGGAAGTATGACATAACGTCTTCGTCATCATCGGTTACTTCAGGCATTGTGTTCTTAGCAACCTTTGGTTCTGGTGCTGGCTTAGATGCGCCAACAGACTTAGGTGCTACTGGTGGGGTATAGTCGTCATCTTCTGACATAGAAGCAGCTGAACGAACTGGTGCTCCACCTTCGTTAAGAACATCATTAAGGATGCGAGATAGTTCTTCATAAGACTTGAAGTTCTTGCGATCCATAAACTCTGACAAGCGATATTGCTTACCAACTACTTCAAGCAAATCTTCCTCAACACCACCCAACAATTCAGTTGGATCAGCAAAGGTAGATTGGTCATAGTTTGGGTAACCATCAACTTTACGCATACGTAGTTTAAAGTCTGCGCCTTCCCACAAATCAAACACGTTTACTGGTTGATCTTCAGCAAAGGTAGGACGTGCTTTGTCCATAATTTTGTCAAAGATTTTCTTGCCGAATTTAAACAAGAACACCTTACCGTTGTTTTCTGGTTTGGCTGGATCACTAACAACATAGATGTTAGCGATAAAACTCAACTTACGTTTTTGCTTGCGAGCAACTTCTTTGTTGGCTTCAGAACCAGAGTTCCACAACTTAGAATTAAGTTCACCAACAGGATCGTTCTCACCAAGAGTAGTAAGAGAATTTTGAATATACCACTTTCCAGTTGGACCTTGGAAAGAGTGACTGAAGATTTTGACGAATGGAAGTTCGTCGCCTTCGGTGCGTGGTAGGAAACGAATAACCGCAGATGCATTACCTGCTTTATCTGGAGTCAATTTCCAGATACGGTCGTCGTCATAGGATTTTTTCTCGCCAGGATTGGCGATTTTGTCAAACTCTCCAGCGATTTTGCTGAAGTCTTGATTGCGCATTTTGCGTAGTGATTGAATGTCCATCGTATTTCCTTTGTATAAAAATGTGTTTAAATTGTATTACTGTATAGTTTGTGTATAAATTTAGTTTTTGTCTTAGAGGGAACATTATCTATTTCCTCATCATCTATATAGTCGTCAAGTTCATCAAGATCCTCTTCAACATAACTATTTATAACACGCATCCCTCTACCTTTTTGGTTTGAGGCATGTCGGGGATGTTTCCTATTTTTAAAATTTTGCTCATCATCATAATCATCCCGATGAGCCTTTTTCGTCTTAGCCATTTTGTAACTCTTGTAGTTCCTGTTTAAAATTAGAGTTGATTAAGTCGATTTTAGTGGGATCGAATTTAACAAACGGTCCACACTTTCCTATTCTACGGCATTCTTCTTCCCAAAGCAAGTTTGTATTTGCTTTCCAAGAAGAAAGATAACCATAGAGATTTTCCAGAATACACATACTCTCAATGGATACGTGACCACCCAAATAGAGTTTGAGTAACTCGGGAATCTGCCCTTCAAAGAGTTCTTT